TATCAATCAGGTTATGTAGAAATTTTAGAGTTTGAAGGAGATTACTATGACTCTATTGAAAAGAAACTTTATAGAAATCAAATTATAACTATATTAGATAGAAGTTATATTTTAAGAAAATTAGATAATCCTTCTTTATTAGGACAAGACAATAAATTCCATGTAGGTTGGAGAAGAAGACCAGACAACTTATATGCTATGGGTCCTTTAGATAATTTAGTAGGATTACAATATAGAGTAGATCATTTAGAAAATCTTAAAGCTGATGCTTTAGATCTTACTATACATCCACCACTTAAAATTGTAGGTGATGTAGAACCATTTACATGGGGTCCTGAAGAAGTAATTCATATTCCTGAAGATGGTAATGTAGAAGCTATGGCACCAAATGCTGCTGCTTTCCAAGTTAATAATGAGATTGCAGCTATATTAAATATTATGGAAGAAATGGCAGGAGCTCCTAAAGAAGCTATGGGCTTTAGATCGCCTGGTGAGAAGACAGCATTTGAAGTTCAACAATTACAAAATGCAGCTTCACGTATCTTCCAAAATAAAATTAATCAATTTGAAACAGAGTTCTTAGAACCTATTTTAAATGCAATGTTAGAATCAGCTAAACGTAATTTAGATCTACCAGAATTAGCTAAAGTTATGGATGATGATTTTGGTGTAGCTGATTTCTTATCAGTAACTAAAGAAGATTTAACAGCTCGTGGCAAGCTTAGACCTATAGGTGCTAGACATTATGCTGCCAGAGCCCAGTTAATGCAGAACATGCTAGGAGTGTTTAATAGTCCTATAGGACAATATATAGCTCCACACATCTCTGCTAAGAAACTTGCAAATATGGTTGAAGAGTATATGGGCTTTGAGAAGTTTGACTTCATTAAAGACAACGCTGCACTCTTTGAAGGTGCTGAGCAAGAGCAACTTCGAATGCAGATTCAACAAGATTTACAAGCACAAGTAAGTCAACCTAGTATGGAAGAACGATCATTAGATCAGGATTTAGAAGGTATGCAAGAAAGTATGCCTGAATAGATTGACTTTTTAATAAATTTATGGTATAATATTTATATGGATTTGAAATCAGATAAAGGCAAAAGCCTCTCAAAGGCTGAAGCCTTCAAAGAAATAAGAACTTATTTAGAAGAACAAATAAGTTTATCTCAAAGAAAGTGTATAGATGATGATAACTTTGATAAACCTGCTTGGTCTAACTACCAAGCGTATCAGTTAGGTATTCAAAAAGCTTTCTCTAAACTATATAATCTTATTCCTGACCAAGGAGAAATTAAATGAGTGAAGAACAAGTAACACAAGCTGAGTCAAATACCCAAGAGACTCAACAAAAAGATACCCAAGCTAAACCTTTTGAGATTCCGACAGAAGCTCAAGATTTGGTAGGTGAAGGTAAGAAGTATGCTAATGCAGAAGAAGCGTTAAGATCTGTACCTCATGCTCAACAGCATATCAAAACCCTAGAGGAAGAGATGGCTCAATTGAAAGAGGAACTAGCTAAACGTAAAACTACACAAGAACTTCTTGATGAAATAAAGTCTGGAGTCAGACCTGTAGAGAATACCACTCAGGAGGTTGGACTGAACCAAGATACAATAATGGAGTTAGTTAATAATACTCTTAAGCGAAACGAACAAAAGAAAACTGCACAACAAAATGCTTCTCAAGTAGCTGCAAAGTTTAATGAGAAATATGGATCCAATGCAGAAACTGTGTATAATAGTTTAGCTAAAGATTTAAATCTTACTCCACAGAAATTAAACGAGCTCGCTGCTACATCTCCTAACTTAGTTTTAAGGTTAGCTGATCTAGAACCTAATGTAAAAACTGCTGTAGCTAAACCACAAAGTTCAGTTAATACAGAAGCTTTTACACAGAATAAACCTTCACAAGAGGTCTCTGCTAGAGTTCCTAGAGGTGCTAAAACTAAAGATTTAGTTGCCGCATGGAGAGCTGCAGGTGAGAAAGTTAAACAACAATCTTAATTTAAGGAGGGCTAATAATGGCTCAAACAACAAGTAATACAAATGCGTTTATTGAATCGCAACAGTATTCTCAGTTTATCCTTGAAAACTTACATGACTATCTGTTACCAGAAGGTATGTATAGAGATGTATCAGACTTCGGTTCAGGCACAACTTTAAACATTAAAACAGTAGGTTCTGTAACAATTCAAGATGCAGCAGAGGATACACCTTTAGTATTCTCACCAATTGACACAGGTACTATCAATCTTTCTATCACTGATTATGTTGGTGATGCATGGAAAGTAACTGATGATCTACGTGAAGATGGTTCTCAAATCGACACATTGATGGCGATGAGAGCTCAAGAATCTACACGTGCTCTTGGTGAAAATCACGAAACTAAGTTTTTAAATGTTGCTAACGCAGCTCAAACTGCAGCAGGTTTAAACTTAGTAAACGGCAGACCACATCGTTGGGTTGGTTCTGCAGCTTCTAATGCTAGAACAGTTACATTAAATGACTTTGTTTCTATGAAACTTGCATTTGATAAAGCTAATGCACCTGCAGGTGGACGTATCGCTATCGTTGATCCTGTTGTTGAAGCTTCTATCAACAGTTTAGCAAACTTAATCAATGTGTCAAACAACCCAATGTTTGAAGGTATGGTAACAGAAGGTTTTGCTCGTGACCATAAATTCGTACGTAACGTATTTGGTTGGGATATTTACACTTCAAACTTCTTACCAACATTAACTGCAACAGAAGCAATCAATGCATCTAGCTATGGTTTAACTTCTGAAACAGCTGCTGTTGGAGATAAAGCAAACATCTTTATGTGCGTGGCTGACGATACATGTAAGCCAATTATGCATGCATGGAGACGTGCTCCTCAAACAGAAGGTTGGAGAGACAACGAAGAAAGAGCTGACAAGTTCCAAGTAACTTCACGTTTCGGTTTAGGTGCTCAACGTGTAGACACATTGGGTGTAATTTTAACTCATCCAACTAACTACTAAGGAGACTATTATGGGTTACGAAAGTAATACAGGTTTAGGAGTACTAAACCACTATGGTCCTAGAGAGACTAATGAGAAGTTTGGCGGTCAAGCTAAATCTACAGGTAAAGTTAAACGTGTAGAATACAAATTCTCATACGATGATCTCCCTACATATGGATCAAACGGTTTAGAGTATGTTATTCCAGCTAATGCTACTATTGTTTCTTCAACATGGAGAACAAATACAGCATGGGCAGGTGGTACATCTCTAAATGTAGGTTTATATCAATCTAACGGTACAGTAATTGATGCTGACGGCTTAGATGCAGCTATTACTCCAACAACTGCTGGTGCAGTTATTGTAGGTAATGGTGCTCTAGTTGGCGCAAGTATTGGTGCAGCAGCAGGTGAATTAACTGTTGCAGCTACAGGTACTTACACAGCAGGTTCAGCTACTGTTATTATTGAATATATAGCTTAATTAGGTTAGGGGTCTACGGACCCCACCTATTTTATTTAGGATAAATAAATGACAGTACAACATAATGCAATTACAGATCCAGACATACATGAACCTAAAGGTATAGCTGCAGCAACTGCAGGTAAAGTTTATGTATCAGACGGAGCTTCATCAGGTGACTGGAAATATGCACCAGGTAAAGCTCATGGTGAAATTTATATAACAAGTGGAGCTACAGCTCATGCATTAGCTGCTGCTTCAGCATTTACTAAAGTAAATCCATCAGGTGAATGGACAGCTTCAGGTAATGAAGATCATCTTACTGTAGATGTTGCTAATGGTGAAATAGATTTATTATATTCAGGTCATTACTTTGTTTCATTTTGGATGACTTTTAGTACAGCAAGTATTGCTTCAGGTTCTAAATATTATTTTAAATTTGCATTAGATGGAACAGTAAATCCTAGATCTGTTTATGTAACTAAACCTACTAATGGTGTAGATATTATTGAAATATCTGCTACAGCTATAGTAAATGCTACAGCTAATCAAGTATTATCTATTTATGCAGGTGGAGATGGTACATCTTCAGGTACTAACTTTACTCCATTAGAATCAGGACTTCAAGTTCTTTACTTAGACTAGGATTAAACTATGGCTAAAATGACACTACTTGAAATGACACAAGACATTTTATCTGATATGGATTCAGATGAAGTTAACTCTATTAATGATAGTGTAGAGTCTTTACAAGTAGCACAAATAATTAAAACTACTTACTATAATATTATAGATGGTAGAGACTATGATTTCTTGTATGAGTTATTTCAATTAGATGCTAGTGGTACTAGCTCTAGACCTACTCACATGAAACTACCTGAGAATATTATAGACCTTAAGTACATTAAATATAATTGTAGAACTCTTACAGATACTAAAGATAAGTATCTTAAAATTAAATATCTTATGCCAGAAGACTTTATGGAAGTCGTAGATAAACGTGATAGTTCTAAATCTAATGTAACTGTAGTCACAGATCCTACAGGTATATCTATTAATGTTATGAAGGATAAAGCTCCTGAGTACTTTACATCTTTTGATGATGAAAACCTAGTGTTTGATTCTTATGATTCAGAAATAGATAGTACTTTAACAAATACTAAAACACAGTGTCATGGTAAACGATCAGTTGCTTTTACATTATCTGATTCTTTTACTCCTGATTTACCAGTACAAATGTTTAGTTATCTTCTTGCAGAAGCTAAGTCAACAGCTTTTGTTACACTTAAACAAATGGCTAATGCTAAAGCAGAACAAGTATCTGTATCTCAAAAACGTAGAATGAGTCAAGATGCTTGGAGAGTTAAGAATGGTATACATTATCCTAACTATGGTCGTATGACTAGAGTAAAAAAAGGACCTAATTACTAATGCAAACTACTAGTAATACATCAGCATTTATTCATAAACAACAATATGGAGGTAAGAAAAAAATGAAAGATATGAAAAAGAAACCAATGAAGAAAGCTATGCCTAAAAAGAAACCTATGAAAAAAATGGCTAAACCTAAAAAACAAGGATACTAAAATGAATTCTAAAGTAGTAAGATCATATAAAGGAAAAGGTAGTAAAGAACTACAAGCCTTTGTACAACCTGGTACAGCTCATTATATATTAAAGTATGAAGGAGGTGGAGAACTACCTGCTGAATTATCTGGAATATATACTAATATTTCTTTAGTAGATGAAGCTGTCCTTAGATATTTTTCAAATCATAAAGAAGAAATTAAAAAAAAATCTACTCTTAAAGAAGAAGACTAATGGCTAAGAAAGCTGAAAAGACTTTTAACTCCTTTGTTAAAGGTTTAGTCACTGAGGCTAGTGAACTAACTTTTCCTGAAGGAGCCCTAGTTGATGGGGAAAACTTTGTACTTAAAAGAGATGGCTCTTTAGAAAGACGTTTAGGTATTGATTATGAAAATCTTTATACTAAAGTTAGTACAGGTTTAACCGAAAATCAAATAGCAGAAGGTCGTTCAGCATTTTATAGATGGAATTCACCATCAGGTGACAGTAATTTATCTATAGGTGTTATTAGAATTTATAATCGTTTTTGGTTTGTAGATTTATTAACAACTAACCCTAGTAGTAATCTTCTTAATAATGGTACTTATATAGAAGTTCCAGGATTAACTACTAATGATGTTCAATTTGCTAATCTTAATAACCAACTTATAATTGTATCACAAGACTTACCAAGTCCTTTAGTATTTACATATAATACTGATACTAAAAATATTACATCGTCTAGTATATCTATTAAAATTAGAGATTTATTTGGAGTTAATGATGGTTTTAACCCTGATGTAAGACCTGAATATGCAGGTATTACTACTACTAAAGTTTGGACAGCAAACTCTACAGATTTTAAAGTAGGTGATGAGTTTTATTATAGTACTAATGTTTATAAAATAACAGGATCTGATCAAGGTAATAACAGTGTTTATCAATATACTAGTTCTGCAGGAGTTCCAGTTTATGGTACAGGATCTTCAGGATCTTCTAAAATGGGTACAACTGCTCCTACTCATACATCTGGTACTGTTATTAATGGTAACTTTCAAGTTA